AATCGAGATCATTAGGTGTGACAATCTTCTTTTCAACAACAGTCTCATTAGTTTCCACAACTACCTCTTCCTTTTTCTTAACCATTTTAATCCTCTATTGTAAAGTTACGTTCTTGGTTTGTTTTTTTATTTGATATATTGTCCAGAAGCTCTTTGAGCACAGAATACATTTGTGTTGATCTGGTCTTAGAAAAATCTTTGGTTTGCTTAATCCTAATAAGCATTAAGCCTTTACCTAAAATGAGTCCTTCTTTTTTTTGGTCATACTTAATATTTTTTTGAAGAGCATCCTCTCCCCAAACTGGAAGAAAGTGAGAAGGTCCGTCAATCTCTATAGCTATGTTCATGGTAGGAAGAAACAGGTCGATTTGCAACTTGGTATTTAGTAGGCTTTGCTCTTTATGAAATTCTACCTTATATCCATCCTCTAGCAACTTATTGAATACGAATTTTTCTAATTTTGATCCTGTTTTTGAAGTAGCTCTGACAGCATCATTAGCCAGCTTTGTCATATTTTGCTTTGATTCTTCGTCTAGTTTGTCCCAAGAGTCTTTTGCTTTTAATCTTCTCTGATTCAATGAATCTTCATCTAAAGAATCCCAAGACTTCATTACTCCAACACCAATTTTATTCTTGGTATCCTCTGATCTATTCTGTCCTTTAGTGGGATGTTTGTGTTTTCCCGATTTCAGAGCATTTTTTTGAGCATCAGATTTATCTCTAATTGGAATTTTTAAAGTTAATATCTCTCTTCTGATCTTATTAGGATAGGTACCAAGCTCAGTAGCTATATCTGCAAAACTCTTTTTTTGAGTCAGATACATATCCTCTAATATAGAATATTTTTCTTTAGTATTTAATTTATCAAATGATTTTGGATAATGATTCATAGTTTAGCTCTGGTATGGTTGCTATGGGTTTTTTCCAACAAATTTCGTATATATCACTAATGTTCTGGTTCTTTGCAACAATTTCAAGATTAGGCTGAGAAAGCATATCCTTCCAATCTTTGTGTATTGTGGCAGGATTATCTGCCCATGGAATATTAGTAGCATAAAAATATCTATTAATTAGATTTGGACAATCTTTTGTTAAGATTAATGATGGTAGATCAAAAAGAAATAAAGATCCAAAGAAATACTTCATTTCATTCAGATGGAATATGGGTAGTCTTCCATCAGGCCAACCATCCACAGTACTACTGAATATACAAACTTGATCATATGGTCTGTTTCTAGAAATATCTAAGAGTGGTTCTATAATACCTGAAATACTAGAGTCTAGTTTTAATAGAACAAATCCGATATCTCTCTTTTGTGTTTCTTTTGTTTTCATATTAAATTTGATTCTATAAAGTTTTTATATGTTGTTATTTTTTTCTTACTGGTTTTTATTTTAGATTTTGATTTTAGATTTTTAAGTTCAGATAGAGATATTACCTTACAGCCACAATTTAAAGCCTCGTTGGAATAATAGTTGTCTATCGATAGAAAATATTCTGACTCATTTAAAATTTCTGGTTTAGTAAACTCATTTAACATTCCAAGATTCTGATGATGTTTGATCCTATGATTATTGAATAGTCTTATTTTAAGTTTAGAGTTTGGATATAAGTGCTCCTCTAGTTCTTCTGGTATATTATCTAGTTGGTCTATAAAGCATGAAATATGGTCTCGTTTCTTTGTTTTTGTATTAACATAGATATAATCATTAACTAAAGATGGGATTTGAATGCATTGCTTATGTTTAATTAACGATAGATTTGTGCAGGCTTGGTTGAAGTGTGTGAGTATATCTAGGTTAATTTCTTTTTCGTTATGATAAATAAAGAATTTAATATCTTTAGAATGAAACTCAGATATGAATTGAGCTATTTCCATATTAAATAGAGAGGATACAAATATAGCGTGGTCGAACTTAAATTTATAGTACGTTCTATATAGGTCATCAGAGATAGGACACGACACAACTTGGTGTCCCATACGCCTTAAAGATATAACGATATTGTTAATAAATTTATCGTCTAGCTCCTGCACAAAAAATTTCATATAAATACTTTCGCTCGTTGAAGATCTTTCATTGCTGTTATTTTCATTATACTGTTTTTGGGTATCTTTATCTTTTCGAAAAAAAGACCTGTATCTATCAACATATTAACTAGCTCAAAGACGTACAGCTGTGTAATATTTTTATGTTTTACTATATCTTTTATTTTAGTAATCGCATCGTGGTTCAAAAAAACGCATTCACTCCATTTTTCTGGTAAATCATAAAAAAGATACGTAGTGTCGCTTGACGCCTGACATCCTACGTTAAAGTCTGGTTTTCCTTTATCTAGAACATATATTGCAGAAGACTCTTGATCACAAACTTCACCGAACGGTTTTTTAAATAGAACCCCGTTATTTATCACCAAGAGACTTTTAATTTCAAGTTCTTTAATGCAGTCAACTATAGATTTGACCTGATTAGTTGTTTTAAATTCTTTGTTAATTATAAGATTAACATCGTATTGAGATAATGCTTTAATCATTCGTTCAGACTCAAAACCTATTGAGATATTAATACTAATTTCTTTATAGCATTTTTTAAGCTCAAAAATTTGATACTCTATAACGGATAAAGTTTTCTTAATTTGCAGCAAAGATTTTGGTCCAACAGACTTCATTCCTTTAGTAATTTCTGTTGCTATAATAATAGCATTTATCTTATTTGGTTCCATAAGATAACTTAATAGTTCCCTCCAAATCAGATATTGCTTTTAATATATTGGGATTCTCACCCTTCGCATAAGAATAGGAGTCAAATGACATTAAAAGTCCGTCCATGCTATCTTCTTTTCCTTTTTTGAATAGAACATGAAAGTTTGGCTGGTCAATATTTATTATGGTATTAATTTCATTAATATCTTCGTCAAGACTATCTATATCTCTGGGGCTATAAAATAATAATAGTTGTGAGTTATTGTTTTTTAGATTTGTGTCTAAAGCTAAATGAATAGCTTCCATTTTATTCATTTGAACTATAAAGCCATGCGATTTCCACTCAGTATTTTCTATTTTGGCTTCTTCTATAGTTTTTATCTTTCCTTTAGAATTTCCTTTGGAGTTATTCAAAATTAAAAAAGATATGTATTTGGGCGGTATCTGTAGTTCTTTTATTTTTTTACATACTATTGATAGTTCTTTGTTATCTAATGATGTTATATCCATTACAAGATAATATTTGATACATGCATTTTGTAATATTTCAGATTTGATATCTTCAATAGAATGTTTATCTCTATTATTTTCAAAAGCCTGTTTAGAAAACCCCATCTTGCAAGTATAGTTTTCTATTACGTAAAAATCATTTTCTACACTCAGTTTTTTTGTATCTCTAATATGATCTATAATCATGTGCTCGCATGGATGATCACTAGATATCTTGTCGGAAAATAAACAGTTTTCGCATTTTGTATTTTTCATAGTATTTCTTTTCTCACTACAGATATTAAGATAGAATCCTCTCTATATTCTATTTTAGATAGAATAAATTCGTTATTATTTATTTTATCATTAATCTCTTCTACTGTTGTAAGAGTATTATTGTTTGATATTTTACTAATAAATTCTTGTGAAGTTATTTGATTATCCCAGTATAGTTTGGCTAGCGTCTTTGTGTCTATAAATCTAAGAACCAAAGAACCTCCAATCCTAATTTTTTGCAGTAGCTTATTTAGGTATAAATCCTTAGTTTTTTCTTCAAAACGATTAATGATAGAACAATACAAAGTATCAACAGAATAGTTTATTATATCGTCTGCTCTAGAAACAGATACGCTTTCAAAACCATCTAAATGTTGTGTTGATACTGTGTCAACAACATGAATATTTCTGCTCATAGTATAAAAGGTTCCTTGGTTAAATCAATAATAAGTTTATATAGTTCTTTGTCAAAGATTTCAAAATTATATTCTTCAATAGTTTTTGCTCTTATTTCTTTGTTTTTAACTATATCAAAACCATTAAATGTTTCTGAAATAGCTTTATTCAGTTCATCGCTGGTATTATATGTTACAGTCTCATCATAGAATGGAATACTAGATATTACAGAACAACCAGAAGCCATAGCCAGTAATGAATACAGAGAATTATCTAGTATGATTGCTACCTTATACTGGCCTAGCATAGTCATAATATTCTTAATCGATAAACTAGCTAAATCTACTAGTAGCCCTGCATCCTGTGCTATTTCTCTTATCTGAGAACATAGAGATCTGGCTTGTTTTTTATTAGACTCGGAAATAACTATTATGGATTTCCTGTCTTTCGAGTCATTAAATTCAAATTCTGGTATGCCTGGTTTTATTTGAGTAATATCAAGATGTTCTTTCCATACATTGTATATTAATTTATTAAAACATATTTTCTTAGAATGAGATAGATTTTGTCTTAAAATAATCAGATCCTCTTTTTTAAGAAGTCCAAGAGGAAGATCAAGAAAAGGAATCACGCTATGAACATGCATCATGTTTGATATTACTTTATGTTGCCTATTTGTTTCTAAATAGTCATTAGTAAAATATGCACTATAGCCAATATTTAATATTTCTTCAGAGATATTAGAAGTTTTGATAAAGTTTAATAACTTTGATTCCATAAGTAGTAAAGGAGTAATAGAGCTAATAGTATCGCTATATAGTATATTCATACTACTCTTATTAGAATTTCTGATTGTAGTTTCAATTATGTTATGTATATTAGTGGTCATTATATTATATCTGATGTTTTATTTATGGGAATATCTTTTGGGGACTTAGAGTTTCCATTATTAGCATAATGAATCATATTAGATACTATACTTTGAGTTATAATAGATTCTATGGCGTCACCAGGACTATATCTGATATTATTTGAAGATCTAGAATATGGAACCTCAACGACATTTGTATTATTCTTATCTATAATGTTATTACCAAAGAATAAAGCATACTCTTTTTGAAGCATCGAATCTCTGGGATACAAGCTCAACAACGTATTACATGAATTATGTACGATTAGTTGGTCTATCTCAGACAGCCTATCAAATATATAAATCTCATTAATAGAATTATTAAAAGGAGATATTTCAATTTGTTCCTTCATTTCTTTTCTTGTTTTATTTAGATGCTCTTGGTCTTGACCTGATCCTTCAAGTACCATTATTAAGCTGGTTTTATCTCTGCATCTAAAAGCTAGGTAAAAAGAAAGAATAATTTTATTAATTATCTCTAGGTCTTCTCTGTAATTGCCAAAGAAATAGAACTTATGATTGTTATTATGTATACCAAAATCAAACTTCTTATCTTTAATCTCCTTAGCCATCTCTAAATTTATTGGACAAGTAATCTTTTTGATCTTAGATTTTACTTCTGATCTTACAAGCATAACTTCTTCATTTTGACTATTGACAAGGACAGAATCAAATAAATTTAATTGATTGATAATAGGAGTAGAGTTAATACGTGTGAGTGGCTCACTAATTGGAATTGCTATATTATTTTTGAATCTTGCAGAATACGACAACATATTTAGAGGCAGGTGCTGTATACAGCAATCGTATTCATTTAGTTCGTTTTTTTCTAGAGTTAAAATGTCTTGACTTACATGTTTTGTTTTTTCAGATAGAAACACAGGTCTAGCTGTAACATTATGTTTTTTAGCTAATCCCATCAGATAGAGTCTGGACATCTCAGAATCATCACCATATTCTCGATATGGTCCTATGTATAAAATATTCATTATGATGACCCCTTCATCTCTGCGTATTCAATAAAGTCGTCGTTAAATTTAATATTTTGCATTCGAGCTTTTTCTGAACCATTGTTATTATCTATATATGTTGCTACTAAAGAAAGAGCATCAGATAGATCATATGAACTTATAGCTTGTCCATTAGTTACAAATCCATAATCTAGATCTTTAAGCATATCTAGAAATAGCATACTAGACATCTTATTATAATTCTGTAAATTATTATTACAGAAATACATCAATAAGTCAAAATACCTATTACCTACTTGATCTGGGTCTATTTTTGAAATTTGATTTAGTATTTTTGGTGGGGCACTCCAATCTGCTCTATAATTGCTGGCATCTAATTGATCTAAATAATTTTCCCACTTCTTGGTTGTTTTATCCCAATTATATTCTTTTTCCGTTAGAGCTCTAATATTTTTAGAAGCCCTATCTCTTGTCTCACTATCTGTTAAAAGATAATTTAACATTTTAGATACCAGGTCATCATTATCTGGATAAGTTCTTATTGATTTTGTCTCTAGTTCTTTGAATTTTGATTTGACCTTAATGCCTGTTGCATTTAGCTTATTAATAATATCCATCATTGCACTATATTCTACAGTAAATACTGGCACTCCACAAGCGCCAGCTTCTACTTGTGGCATCCCAGCCCCTTCACATATGGCATATTGTACATACGCATCAAATACATTGTAGATATAAGATAATTGTTCAGAAGATACTCCCTCTACCACTGATGGAAAATGACAAGATTTTTCTCCACATTCTGGACAACCACAAGTTGGGCCACAAAATTTTCTAGCAGAGATCCTCCTGCAATTTCTGCAAAAATAAGTAAATAATACTCGATTAGCTAGTCTGTGTTCTTTTAATAGATGAGGAATATCCCATCCAGCATCAGGATAACTAGTATGCATATATAGATAAAGATTTTTTCCTAGCTCTGGATGTTTTTTCTCACATATGTCTAGTAGTTTTCTAAAAGAAAGAAATAGATCAGGTATGAGTTTTCTTTTTTGGTTCCTCATTACAGAACCTATAATAACAGCATTCTCGTCTATATTAAGAGCCTTCTTGATTGCCTTTTTTGTTTCTTGGCTATGTGGCTTAAAAACAGAAAGATCAACCCCTGGAGCAGCAGTGCCTATGTAGTTAACCTTGTTTGAGGTTTGCTTCTTGAGCACATCCGCTCCCCAATCTGAATAAGTGAATATTGCGTTTGCAGAAAGATAGGTATCTAACCATGATTCTTGTTGTGGTTCTGAATCGACCGTTGGCATTAAAATCCAATGAAAGTATTGTCTTAATGGGGATAGTGCTTGATAAGAACTCATCCAGTAATCTCTTACATCTATAACAACGTCGGGCTTAAAGTCCAAAAGAACTTTTTCAAACCTCCATCTTCCAAACTGATTATCTCCTCTTGAGGAATATTCTTTATGCCTAGGATCATTATCTGCTACACAGTTAGCATAGTATCTCCATGGTATTTGACTATCTCTTGGATCATTTACTGTTCCATAAGATGCAAATTCTGCTATTTCATATTTTTTAGTTTTATGCAAACGAGACAGAATCTCTTTAGTATAGACAGCAAAGCCAGAGCTTAAAAAACTGGCTTCAGAACACATGAGAACTTTTAATTTATCCATAAGTAGTCCTAATATTAACAGTACAGGGGCCGAAGCCCCCATACTGTTTTGTTATAAAGATATATTCCTATCAGAAGCTCACAACTTCATTTTCTTCAGCTTGAGCCTTACTTGGCTTACTAAGCTTTGTAATCTTAGAAAAGTTATTTACTCTAACCTTTAGACTACTGTGCTTAACGCCATCCTTTTCCCACGAATCATTACGAAGAGAACCTTCTACTAAAACTAAGTCACCCTTCTTAAATGAAGAACCGATAATATCAGCACCAGAATCCCATGCTTCACAATTGATGAATGATGCAATCTTATCCTTTTCGCCATTAGCCTTCGTATACTCTCGGGAAACAGCAACAGTAAAATTAACTACTGATGTTTGCTTACCGCTAGTATTAACAACTCTTAGTTCAGGATCACGAGCCAAATTTCCTCTGAGAATAGTAATATTCATCTAATCATCTCCTAGTTTCAAAAAGTAAATCGAACACAACACTGTTATAGTATCTGAACCACGCCAGAAGTCAAGATTTAGGGGTAAAGCATTTTTCAATCACGAAGGCATCTTTGTTTTTTGTTTTATTACCCACAAAGATGAGAATATTTCTCTCAAATAAGTGGGCTTTATATTCGTCCCATTTTTCTGGAAATAATACAACAGAATCTAGTATCCCACTATTGTCTTCAATAGTAATAAATGCCATTTCCTGACCTGGATTTTTACCCTTTTTTGTTTTTACAACATTAACATTAACTATTTCTCCAGCTAAAATAATATTTTTATCAATAATGGTGTTTTTATATTCTTTACAATCCATGTTGGTCATACTTATGTCATAAGTGTCTAACTTTGAACACGTAATTGATGCTCCTAAAAGCTGACTTTCAGAATCAGAGAGCCACTCTATTTTATCTATTAAAGAATATGGAGGATTGTCTGTAAGCTTTATTAGATTAAGAATATTATCTTTACGATTCTTATTAATCTTAGTACCATATTCATATAACCTACCAAGACATTGCTTGAGTGTGTACTTTTCTTCTGGTATTAATGATACCAATTGTTCTAATTCTTTTTTTGTTAAACCAGAAATAATGTCATATTCAAATAACATCTCTGTTCTATTTTTCTTAATATAGTCAAACGCTCCACTACTAATCAAAGCTTTTGCTGCTGTAGAGTTAATGTTCATTAGTATTTGACTACATATTTTTAACCAATCAAGACTATTAACGTCTATATTCTTTACTAACTCTAGAATTTTTTGAAATACTGATGCCCCAACACCCTTTATGTCTGTTAAACCAAAATATATGTGCTTATCTTTTATGATAAAAAACTCATTAAGATTTCTGAAATCTGGAATATAAACATTAATATCCATTTCATTTGCGTTTCTGATAAGTTCCTTAATCTCTTGTTGAGGATCTATCTTATCTTTAGCAAACCTTAAATAAGAAGCAAAAAATATCCTTGGAAAATGAGCTTTAGTATAAGCCGATAAATATCCATTTACAGCATAAGAAACAGCATGAGACTTATTAAAAGAATACCTCTGACTCTTTTCAATCCACCCGAAAATTTCCTCTGCCTGCTCAACAGATACAGAATTAACTTTCTTGGTCCCTTCTAAAAACTTTGACTTTACCTTTGCCATCTCTTCTGGTTTTTTCTTTCCAATAGCCTTTCTTAACATATCCGCTTCTTTAAGATCAAAGCCAGCAATTGTTTGAGCTATTTCCATAGCCTGTTCTTGATAAATCATTTCTCCGTAAGTGCTTTTCAGAGCTACTTCTAATGCAGAATGAAAGTAGTCGATGCTTTCTTGTCCATTCTTTTTATCAATATAGTGATTTGAAACACTTTTCCCGTCTCTAATAGCTTCTAGACATCCTGGTCTAAGAATACTAATTAAAGCAGAGAGTTGTTCGATATTTTCTGGTTTGAGTTTTTTTGCCATGGATTGCCCAAGTCTGGACTCCAATTGAAAACAACCCTTAGTATTACCACTTGAGATTAAATCCCATGTCTTTTGGCATTCTAAATTAATTTGTTCAATATTAGGATTAAAATGTATGGAATTATTTCCATTCTCCAGTTTTGTTGCTGGAAATTTACATCCACATTCAAAAGTTAAAAATTCAGGCATTAGAGTTAACGAAAGATCCTTTAAACTTTACTTTATCAGATAGGTTTCTATGTAGTTTCAAAAAACGAATTAATAATTGTGCAGTGTCCTTAACGTCTTTTAGAGCATCATGAGCATTCTCTCCACTTAGCCCAAAATATTCTCTAACATGATCCAAGGTATAGTTTTTAAGCTCATTGCTTCCCTCAAACCAATAAAACATAATATTCATTATATCAACAACATCTCTAGGATAAAATATTGAACTTTTTCCTTCTTTATTTAGATTATTATATTTGACACTTAGTCTTTCTGTAATCTTCAAATCGAATCTATTAATATTGTATCCAACAGCAATAGGGGCGGAGAAACAAGATTTCTTTGTTGATCTAGTATGATACATATCTAGATAGGATGTGAACATTTTCCAGCCATTCTCTTGTTTTTGATATTCTGACCAAGACTTAAGAATATCTGCTTTTGTAGAATTTCTTACTTTGGCATGAAAGTCTAAAACATCACTATCGCTATAATCATAGTCTGGCTTATTTTGTAAAGCCTCTGGCTTAAGATTAATGTTAAACTCAGAATCTGGAATGATTTCCAATTTAACTGGATCAACCATAACGGCAGCTATCTGAACCGGGCTACATTTATCTGGATTAATCCCATCTGTTTCCAAATCGAATACGCAAAACTTTTGAAAATTAGCCATTTACTTCCACATCCATTTCTGATGAAAAATAAGATTTATTGCCTGGATCACCAATAACTTCGCAATTAATTACCTTACAGCAAGTAACGCGATACTCTTGAATTTTAATATATTCTGTACCTGCGATAGAAAATTTTTCTCCAATTACAACGTCTTTCATTTTTTTAAGCATGTCTATTCTCCTTTTTTTAAAGAATCTGCTATATTCATAATTTTATCTAACATCGCTATACCAAGAACATCAAACTTAATGATGCCTAATGCTTCTAGGTCTTGCATTTCCATTCCGGCTATCGATTGCTTATTCTTTGAATCATATACCATAGGACACACAGAACCTAAATTTTGACTACTGATAACTACACCGGCAGCGTGTTTAGACTGGTTAGATTTAGTTCCTTCTAAACGGATAGCTTGCTCAAACCTTTTGGCTAATGGACCAGATAGGTGATCGTCATCATCAATATAGCACCATTCCTTCAGCTTGTCAACATTATTTTCTAGAGACCATCGCAGAATAGATGCTTCTCCCGTATCTTCTTTCATTTGTTGTAACTCGTCTGCAATTTTTGCCTCATCAGGAATACATTTTGTGATTCTATTCATTTCTTCAAATGATATATTACCATAAACCCTTAATACTTCTTTTAGTGCTCCCCTACCCTTCATAGTGTTGAAGGTTATCATCTGAGAAACTTTATCATGACCATATTTTAATTTAATATACTCGATAATAGATTCTCTCTTATTGATTGGAACGTCAACATCAATATCTGGCATAGAAATACGGTCTTTTGTATTTCGACCAGAATTGTAGAATCTTTCGAAAATTAAACTATACTTGATAGGGTCAATGGATGTAATCCCAATTAAATAAGAGACCAGACAGCCCGCAGCAGATCCTCTACCGGGACCGGGTAGCCAATCCTCTAGTCTAACCTTATTCACAATGTCTCCCACAATCAAGAAATAACTGGACAATCCAGCCCCCTGTAAAATATCCAACTCGTACTTAATTCGATCAATATATTTTTGTTGGTTTTCTTTATCAATATTATTAGCTATTTTATCCTTCCATCCTTTTCGGCAAAGTTCTCTAAGATACTCGTCTGGATTAAAATTATTAGGACATGAGAAAGGAGGTAGCATTGGCTTATGTAAAATATCATAATCTTCACATAGACTGTCTACGTAGTTAGTGTTCTCTATTTCTTCTTCAGTATGTAGTAGTGCTATCTCTTCTGGTGATAAGATATGGAAATTGTCTGACTTAAAAAAGCAACCCATAGGGATACTTTCATGATTAAGTATCTTCTTATTAATATCGGCTAAGGTTGTTTTAAGATTGTTGCAAAGAAGTATTCTCTGATCGACAGCATCTTCTTTCTCACAGTAATGAGCGTCTGGGGTACATATTACTTTTGTGTTTGTATTTTTGCCAAGTCTTCTTATTATGTTTGTTAGTTCGATTTGTTCTGGAGTACTTTCTTTATCCATAAGCTGGCACTCAAGAAAATATTCATCTCCAAATAAGTCTTTCATATAAGAGACATGCTCTGTTCCGATCCTCATAGCATTGTCTGGATCATCTTGAATAGCATCTGCTATGGTCGAGCCCAGATGACCAGAGAAACCAATCAGATTACCATTCAAGAAAGGTTTTAGTCTATCAAAGCTAATTCTTGGTTTATGATAAAAATTTTCTGGCTTATTAGTTTCAGATATAATTTTAATGAGATCGAACCAGCCAGCATTATTTTTTGACAATACAATAAAGTGACTCAGGTCGCTATTTTCCTTTGTTTTAATATGGGAATCTTCACGACTAATATAAAGCTCACACCCAAGTATTGGCTTAATGCCCTTGGCCTTAATTTCTTGAAAGAATTGTACCGTACCTGCTATAGACCCATGGTCTGTAATAGCACAAGACTTTACTCCAATTTTTTCACATCTATTTGCTATTTGAGATGGTTTTGATAGTCCGTCCAATAAAGAGTAATGACTATGGGCATGTAATGGTATATACTTTTTCATTCTGTGCTTCCTGGTGCTTTATATTTCCCAAAAGAGTGGTTCTTGTTTTTATACTGTTCTACCACAACATTCATTCCGTGCAAGTCTATGTCATGTTTTACTTGTTCGCATTTGGTCATAGTCGAACCCATATTACAAGTATGGTTCTCTCTGTATTCTGTCTGTGGTGTTATGTGTGTATTATCAAATGTTGTTTTTCCAAAATGACATAATTTTGTACACATCCAGCTTTTATTTAATCTTGGCTTTCTAGTGTTTTTAACTATGTCAAATTTTTGACGCAACATTTCTTCTGTTTTGGGTAGATCAGACTTGTCAAAACAAATTGAAAAGGGGCCACCATCATTGATAAAATAAATAGAGAAAATGATATGATCTATGTGTGGATAAAGATGACTAATGGCATAATGATATATTCTTAACTGAGGATCACTTTCTAATTTTTCCTGAGTTTTTTCTTTACCGGTAGCCCAGTCTAATCTTTTTCCTGTTTTCCAGTCTACAATTTCAATAGTATTTTCACTGACTAATGTTATAAGATCAATGGTTCCTTTTATAGCGAGATTGCCTTCAAGCTTTCCTTCTGGGGTATCATAAGAATAGGCTGACCAAGGTTTCTTAATTTCAATATCAAAATGTTGTTCAGGGCATAGAATATGCCTATTCCTTGGGTCGAACATACCTCCATTAAACTCAATAGCCTTATATACCCAAGCATTACAGTCTTTGTAGTCTTTTGGTGACCATTTATGGTGGGAGTTTGCCTCAGAATAGTGTTTATAGACTTTCTCTGTAATAGTATTTAAATCGTATTTATTGACATCTAGCTTGCCAACAACGTCGTCATCTATGGACGATAGTTTATCTTGTTGAGCTTTTTTGATAACTGCTAAGATTTCTAGAACCTTATGCACAATGGTTCCCTTATCGGCTTTTTGACCTGATGGGCCACGATAGCCTAAAACATATTCAAGAAAATATTGTTGCTCACACATTGAGTGCGTGTTATAGGAGCTGCTCCTAAAGTATGTAACTATAATGATAGATTCTCCTGTAGGAACTTTTGAATATCTGTGCATTGTTCATATATATTCATATCGTCATTACGACATACATAGTTAAAATTAGACCAGTCATAATTAGGTTCATCTAATATTGTTTCACTTAAATGATCAGAATGAAACGGATTGCGTGTTAGTCTCATCACTGAACCACCAGTATCCTTGATGCTAGATACTTCGTTAGGAAATCGACAGTCTGTAATCAAGGCTAGTTCTGGCTTCTCTTTATTTATCCTATTTATTGTTGCAGACACCCAGACGTCAGATTTCATCTTACGAAATACGTCAGTGCCAACATATTGCATAATATCTCTTGATGTCATGAGATCGGTAGAGTTCGGCCAAGTTAAACCTGTTAACATATTCTTATCTTCATCCGAGCCATAGCATTGTTCGTATGTCAAGCCCAAAATATTCATACATATATCTTGTTTAAGTGGATCTGCAAAGCTATAAATTTTTACATATTTATCTAATAGGGTATATAGCTTGTTAAGCATAAAATCATTTTTTCTTGCTGAAGTATCTAATACTCCTCGATAATTAATATCCCCGAATAAATCAGAGACAACGATCCTGCCTTCTTCATCAAGATCGACCTGTCTTGATACTTCAAGTCTAGCTAAATATAGCGAAACAATAAAATTCCCTGTTGTGCTTTTGCCAGACTGTTTTCTTCCAGATATTCCTAGTATCATTTAATCACTTTATTAAGGGTAAGATATTATTTTGAATATATTCTATAGATAGTTCTGCAATGTCTGAGCCAGGAAAATCTATGCTTTTAACATTGTAGGTCTTATTGCATTTTTGACGGATAGTGTCTGTTGCTTTTTTGCCAGCCTCGTCGTTGTCCATCATAGTAATGATAGTCATGGCACCAGAAGCATCAAGTATCATTTTTTGTCTATCGCTTAGAGATGAACCAAAAATAGCCACACTATTATGAATTCCAGCTTCTTCTAATCTCCATACATTACCAGGACTTTCTACTAAAATAACAATTGTTGTTTCTATAATAGATTTTTTAGCAAACCATATATTGTACAGGTGGTTTTGTGATTGAAAATTATTACTGTGTTTCCACTTTGAAAAGAAACGATATTGCTCATCCCTAGGACAAATATCTATTGTATTATGATAAGAGTTGCACTTATCGCATTTTTCAAAAATACTTCTACCACTACATCCAACCATATGCTTATACTTATGGTCGTATATTGGTACAACAATCCTGTTCGACATCTCTTTTCCTAACCTACTACACAAACCAATATCGTACTTATCTAGTATTGATTTAGTATAACCTCTATCAATATAGTATTGTGCTGGAATTTCTAAATTATTTCGTATTTGTGATCTGGTAATACCTTGTATTTGTATTGTTTTTTCTGGACTAATGTATCTAATAGCTCCAACAAAAGATTTTTTATCTCTGTCTGAATTAGATACTTTAATATTAGACAAGTCTTTATTTACAAAGGTTAAACAAAAACCTAAAGCCTCTTGAAAAGTACAAGTTTTATCTCCATCTTTAGACCAATGATATTTTTGACTAGAAATAATACCTCTAATAAATCCTATAATAGAAGATTTGAAATGTTTTTCACAACCATGAGTTCTACATTTCCAATTTCCTCTATAAACATCTCCTTGAGGATATAAATTTAATGCAGACTTATTGTCTCCACCGTGAATAGGGCAACTCATGGTGATAAGCTTACCACTATAAACATACTCTATGTTAAAGTGTTCTAGTAGACTCTCAATATTGTCGCATAAATCATCACACACAATCTTGAGTTTGGCCTGATCATTCGAATGGTATGTCTGCTTCTTCATTATTATTTGATTCATTGACTACAAATCCATCTTTATTGTTCTTATTATTACTCATTAATTCTAGTCGAGTTTCGCCTTCTGTGATTTTAGCACACCAACCCTTCATATGACAGTTGATATAATCATTATCGTCTAGTCCTCCTCCGTGTCTACTAATTAATGGTACCAATTTTCTATTACCGTTTGTTGGTCCGTCCTCAGCCATTTCTTCGTCAGATTTGCGTTTGAAAATTGAGAAATTGCTACATAACCAAATAATTCGATCTGAGCCACTAGCAGTATCTGTACTCTCTTTAGAAATACCATCTCTGTTTAGCTGAATAAAAGCCACAATTGGTACTTTATATCTAACGGCAAAATTATGAAGTGCTGTCATCATAAAGCCAAGAACTTGATATTCTTTTAAGTCTTGACTCATTCCGGCACTATCCATAAGTTTTAGATAGTCATAAAATATAACACATTCCTTGGCTGATCCATCGTCATTAAGGCCGACTTCTTTCAAAAGCCACCTTCTCATTACTGCTAGTTGTTCCTCAAATGGTTTACCAGCAATAGACTTATGAAACCACTTGCTCTGTTTAAGCGTTGATGCTGCTTGTAGGATCTTAGACTTTTTATCTGGGGACTCTGCAAATTTACCCGTTTCTATAGCATTGATCTCTGTTTCCGTCATCATTGCTAAAATTCTATTTATATGATCTTCTTTATTCATTTCAGTATCCATATTCAAAACAGGAATACCCGCTTTATTTGCTATATACTGACCCATATTATCTGATAATAGTGTTTTACCAGTTTTTGGTCGTGCTGCAATAATGTTGACTGTTCCCTTTCTTAGACCTCCACCGATAGCCTGATCATAGATTGGAAATCCTGTCGAGATACCAACTTGATCAACCTTATTTGTTTCAAGTGCTGCTATATAGTCATCAATATCTTTACCGAAAGCAACAGGATGATTATCTGTATCGCTTAACAGAGAAGAAAAGTTTAATACTGCATCTTCTGCTATTCCAAGAATAGATGCTATCGGCTCACTCCCTGTAACATCTAATATTTTATCTTGTGCTTCTTCTAGCTGTTTTCTTAGAAGTCTAGCAATCTCTAGTTTTCTAATTTTAGCAGCGAATTTCCTTACATTCTCCAGATTAACTGGAAAGTCTAGGATAGCCTTAAGATGTTGAGCCTCTTCTTTCTTTGAAAGAATATGACCAAAATTAAGTTCTTGGGCTATGGAAAAAATAGAAGGAATATCAATACTTGGCTTATGGTCCCTTTCACAAAGAGCTTTTAAGCAGGCATATATTATGCTATTACTGTCAATGGTGAATGTCGAAGACTGAATAATGTCTGCAATATCAAGATAAGCATCTTCGCCAAATTTACAAATACCAGCAAGAACGGCTCTCTCTGCTGATGGGTCACACAAAATCATTTATTTTTCCTCAATTAGCCCGATTGGGTTGAACAATTATTACACTTATATCTACTTGGAGCCTCAAACAACAACGAAGGACTTATGGTCTCTTTTTTGCCACAAACCCGACATACAACATCTATCATATCAAAAGATCTGCTTCTACTAACAGGAGCAAACTTAGCAAGTTTTTTATCAACTTCAATATCATCCTTATGCATGTCCTTTTCGGGCATATCTAAAAACTTATTCTTATTTTGGTTTGGCTTGCGTTTAGACCCTCTAGTTCTTAGGGGGGCGGTGAACTCGTCTCCGTCCTCTGTATCTGTAGTAGTCTCAGAACCATCAGCAGGCAACATAGCCTGCAATGCCTGAATCAAATTTTTTAGTTGCTCAGGATTTTTCATTAATTCATTAAGATCCATTGTTTTTCACCTTTGCTCTTTGAATAGATAACATGATATCAGACAGATGCTTTATACTGTTCGCTAAATACTGAAGTCTATCGCTTCTTTGCTTGGCATATTTTTTAATTTTATTTAGGGCTGATGCCTTTTCATTATTTTTAATAGCTTGACAAGATTTTTCGATATACCCATAACCCTTATAGTTATTAATCTCTTCTGCTATTGTTTCCTTTATCGACTCATCTGCCCAATTTAGTCTCGACAATTCTCTATTTATAGATCGTTGAACATGAAATGCGAATTGTCCCAATCTATAAGCTATTTCGCCACAAACTTCTGGGGTCGTTTTTTCTAGTTCGTCTCTGCTCATCTGAAAATAACTATTAAGCTCTTCTTCTGGAAAAGTATCCGCTCTATATGTTCCTAGACCAATACCCTTTTCGTATTCATCAAGAACCTTATCCCATTCATTAACTTGTTCTTTAGTGTTCATTTTTTATCCTTGATATCCATTGGTCTGTTTGGTCAAATGGTAATTCTATATATTCAATTCCATTTAATTCACACCAATCTTTTTTCTCCTGATCTCTTTTCTTATGTCTGATAAAACCTAATGGGCTATTATGAAAAAATCTACTAAATTTATAATGTTGCTCTCCATGAACCTCTATACATTTCTTGACCAGAGGCAAATAGAAATCCAGATAAAGAGTTTCTGCCCTTCTGATATTAACCGGTATTTCTTCCAGAACCTGCAAGGTAGGAAAACACATATGGATTAAATCTCTGGCCTGTAAATGTAGGCTAGATTTTTTTTGAATAGAGCCATGTGCAATATTACCAATTAATTGCCAATTACAAGAATTGCCATCTAGGTCTTTTACTTGCATTTGATTCCCATAGTATCCTTGACTTTTATCCATAGATCATCATAAACTTCGGGATGATCAACTAAATACTGTCTCGTTTTCTCAAGACCCTGAAATTTAGGCTTGTCCTCAACAGATGACATAGTATACCATGCACCACCCTTTGACACAAGCCCTAAATCTACACAGAGTGTTAATAATTCCATCTGCTTATCGATTCCCTGTCCATACCTAATATAGCTTGTAATTTTACCACCAGGAGCACCTAGAGCAGAACACATTACTTGCCAGTGTACTTCTTGACCAATCTGGGGACTATCTGTACTTAAATTCCAAGGACTAAAATAGTTGGCTTTGATTTTAATATCTGTTTGATAAGCAATAGCCTGACCACTCTTTTCTTTCCACTCACTATGACCCATTCCTGGATTACCCATTTGATGAGTAATACCTATAACTACATTCCTATTAACAGGAATAACATTAGAGACCTTTCTGCAAAACTTAGCTAATAACTTAGCTCCGTCTGCTCTTTGCATCTTATCCATATCACTAGTAATTTCAGCTTCTGTGCATAATGCAGAGTATGAATCGATAATGACTACTGATCCTGGGATTTCATTAATAATTCTTTCTCCAATTTGGAGATATTCTTCTGCGTGTAGGATTTTACCTTCTTGAGATCCGATAATATTAAATTTTTCTAGATTTAATCCTGGTATACCTTCTAAGTCCCTCTTCTTTAATCTTCCTTCTATGTTTAAATAATATATTTCTCTACCGGCTTTAAACGAACCGTGAGCATATTCTGGTTTTTGAGCAGTTGCACAGAAGTCTAACGATGTTGTGGTTTTACCACATTTGGGTTGACCAGTAAAAATAACAAATGATCCTTCTGGAATACCTCCATTCAATACAACATCTAATGCTGGACTAACTGGAATGGTAATCAATGACTTATCAATAACAGCATTTGCTGTTAACATTACATTATCGCCAAAATTTTTCTTAACATCTTCTTTAAGTGCCATCGTCTAGATCCTTTAATTTTGAGAGTATTCCTTTTTTACTATTTTCATTAGTTTTATAGGTTTTATCTTCTTTCCTATCAAACTCAAGAGTCAATGAATCGTTTTGAGCCTCTAATATCAGTTCTTGTTGTTCTATAATAGGAATCAGGTGAGGAGCACGTAAGGAATAAATTTTTGACGCTTCCTTGGCTCCTAGCGCTTTAACAATAGCTGTTTCAGAATACTTTTCTAAAAGCTTATTAGCAGTACCTATCTGATTTCTATAATATGACGACCATTTCTTATTAGCCCAAAACCTATAATGTAAATCTTGGCCGGTAAGCCTAGCTTTATTCTCACATATTATCTCTGTAATATATTGAGCTGCAGATACGAGCTTACCGTTCGAATATTTCGAAGGGTATTTTTTGCTCATGTTCATCCATTGGGTCTAAAGATATTTTTTTGTATATTAGGGTGTGTAGTATTTGTCTTCTTAGAGTGGTCATTCATTTCTGATGCCTCTTTTGTCATAATAGCTACGCTATTGTTCTTTTTAGCAGCGGTGTGCCTGATCATTAAATCCTTTGAGTTTATTCTTGTTGGTGCTGGCTCAACCACCGGACCGCTTTTGGTTTGAATATTATTGTTGCTATTCGTGTCATTAGCCTTTTCTAGTGCTTTTAATACCTGTTTATTTTCAAGACCAAGTTCATTGGCGATAGTCTCGGTTGTGCTGCCTTGGCTATTTAACCAATATATAGCATACTGATGCAATTTACTCATTCTAGCCATTATATCATCTCTCTTTCTACGTTGTGTAACCATGCAATATTTTTTGTCTTCAGAAAATTTAAATACATACCAAATACCTTACCATTAACTTCCTTAAACTTAAATCCATCCCTCACCACTCTATCTAAAAACTTATTAACTTTTTCTTCTCCATAGACAGATACCGGATTGTATATTGATCCATTATTTGCTAGTCTAACATAAAATCTAGCTGATCCATCATCTCTATAGAGCTTTTTAGCACAAAGGTCTTTTGTCTCTGATGAAAGTCTTGGATTTCCACTAACATCTAAAGAATCGTGTGAACCAGTTACCGTATAAAATTCATTAGATTTTAATTGGTCTTCTGGAACACTGGGTTTAGCTGTAAAAATAAATTCATCCATTTGATACTTCCTCTTCCTCCGGTTCTTTTTCTTTAGTTTCAGTGTTTTGTTTAGCGTGAGTGTGTGATTCTATCATTGTTTTTTCAAAGAATTCCATGAACACATCTATAAACTCATGATAGTCTTTGTCGGACGGTACGGGCATGTGGTAAGTTCTTGTGGTTAGCTCTTTAGATCCTACCGTATGTCCATCCTCGTTTTCTTCTAAAACATTAGCAGTAATCGAAAAAACTATTTCGTGTGGGCAAGAGATTAATTTTGTCTCTTCTGGAAAAAAGTTTAATTGATTCTCAAACCTATTTTTAATTTCATCAACTTCTTCTTTACTAAGAATTTTTTCTAGATTAGCATATATGTCTTCTTGATTTTGAATATCTTCTGTCATTTTATTATGTCCATTTAATTTTTTTGGTTGGTTTTTTCATTCTTGACATACCAGCAGGAAGATCTTGGGGAGTTCCTGTTTCTCTGTATGAATTATGCTTGTCATGTAACGACTGTTTCTGATCATCACTCATTCTGTCTCTGTTTCTATTTGCTAAATCTCCAAGACTTTTTAATTCACTATCGGACTTCTTTACCGAAGCATTTAGTGTTGAAACATCATCCATATAGCGTCTGGAGGTTTTTTGTGATTTACATGCTGGACATTTTGGATGTTCAACATAATCCTTAATATATAAGAATAATTCAAATTTTTCTTCACAACTTGAACAGGAGTAAGAGTACGTTGGCATGACTATTTGAGTTCCCTCTGTGCAGCATTAAGCCATCTGATGTTTTTGGTTTTTAAAAAAGTAACATATTTATCGAATACAGACTGAGGAACTTCTCTAAACTGTACTCCTCCCTTACAGGTATTATTAATAAACCCAAATGTCTCTCTGTCTTTTACATTTGATGCGAGTTGTACTGGATTAAAGATTACATCATTCTGTTTTGTCTTAATGTAAAATCTTAATTCCATTCTTGCTTTTGATGTCATATGTTTAGATGGCTTATTTGGAATTGCTTTTGCCATAACTTTTGGATTATCTTCAGATGATATCCTAGGATTTCCCTTATCGTCTAAGAAATCTTCTTCTCCAATTAATCCATAATATGTACTATCTTCAGTCTTCTCTTCAGAGTTAGACTTGATATTAAAAATTCCATCTATTTTCATTTATAAATCCTGGCTAGAAATATGATTCCGGCAAGTATGGTTTCCACTCTGAGGGTATGTCCGATCTTATATTAATCAAAAGGCCGACCACAGGCAAGTATTTGAAACTTTTTGATGGTTGGTATGGGAGATTTTTCAATGCCATATTTGCTTGTGTCGGGGTCTTATTTGCTTTTTTTCTATTGCATTCTACACAAGCAGTCACTATGTTAGTCCAACAAGTAGGACTCCCATTATTATGATGCCATTTTGATTTAGGTATAACGTGATCATATGTCAATTTGCTTATATTTTTTGGCTGATGACAATACTGACAAGTATATGAGTCACGAATAAATAAGTTTTTTCTAGAAAAATTCACAAATTGATTATGTAATTTAAAATATCTGTTTGTTTTAACTACTGATGGAATAGGGTGTTTTCTATTATTTGTTCCTAAGATATAATCATCTTTATAGAAATCAATAATATCAATAGACATTCTAGTATTTTGTTCATATTTAACAGACCAAACGAGAGCCCTTTGCCATCCAATTATGCCAAGTGGTGTGTAATCAGAGTTTAGTACTAAGCACTTACTATTTTGGTCTTTCATTTTCGTAACTATCCAAACAGCCTATAATTTTTCCTATAATTGGATTTCTTACGATATCTGAACTATCAAGTCTAGATATCCCTATTCCCTCAATGTCTGTTAAGACTTGGATCATGTTATGAAAACCACCCTGCATATGCCTATTCAGATCTGATTGACTAACGTCTCCAGTTAGTATCATTTTACTATTATTGCCAATTCTTGTGAGTAACATTTTAAGCTGGTCGTATGACGCATTCTGACACTCGTCTGCAACAATAAAAGCATTATGAAAACTGCGACCTCTCATCAATCCAAGCGGAACTATTTCAATTTTATTATTTGTTTTTAGAGTAACATAATGAGCAGTTGGTATGAAATGGTTTACTTCATCTAATAATGGTAATAGATATGGATGAATTTTTTCTTCTGCTGTTCCTGGTAAATATCCTATTTTTTCTCCAGATTCTACTACTGGTCTAGTAATAATGATCTTTTTAATTTTTTCATCTAACAGATATTCTAACGCCATACCTATTGCAATATGCGTCTTGCCACTTCCGGCAACACCCTGACAAAAAGTAATAACATTTTCAGCAGCTGTTCTGATGTATTCTTTTTGATTTTCTGTTCTGGGTTTTAATCGATTTCTATAAACGCTTCCTATTGCTGGGGTGATGTCTTTTGTTCCATCTATAACTCTGGTCTTCTTCTTGGCGTTTTTTCTATTTCTCAATTTATGCCCTTTTACTATAGAGGAGAAATGCCTACCAATATACTATTAATATACACCGCTATCTATAGTTGTGTTATTTTATACCACTAGAATTGAATAATATTAAATTAAACATGCTCCGCCAGCACAACTAATCTCTTCTATGCCAACAGTATTATCTTCTGTTTCAGAAAGCTGGGTATAATCGACCTTTTTAAAACCATCAAATAGATCACAATAAATCTTCCAACCATAAACATCCTTCATGCAATACGTTAATCTTTTAACATCTCCATTAAAATATTTTCCAGCAAAGTTTTTCATTTTGGCTAAAAATCTCAATCTGCTTTCTGTATCGCTTTCTTTTGATTGATTCATCGAAACATAATCACAAGCTGCCCATAGATTATTATTAAATTCATTTAGTCCAAGCTCAATTAAACCAGAACACCACAAAGCAGCATCTCCATATTCTTTAACAATTTCTCTGCTGGTATAAACTGTTGTGAATGGGGCTTGAGGATAGTCTTTATCTCCGCTTTGTGGAATCAAGGATATTCCTGCAAAATACTTTCGATTATCATAAATGTACTGGGTTACAGAATCCCACTCGTCAGGTTTAACCGTGACAGTATTGCTCACATTATGACTTAAATATTCTTGAGTAC